GTGGAGTCGTTAATACTCCTCCACACCCTTTCCCTATTCCTAAATCCTTGGCGGAACGTGAAGGAGGAAAAAGAAATGAACAAGATTGAAACGATGAAAAGAAAAGAAATCATAAAAAATCTTAAGTATGTTGAAAAGATTGCAATCGCGGTACAAGCAATGGCACTGGCCGGAATAGAGGCTCCAGAGCATCACTTAATTTCAATGGATGAACTGGAAGGACTTCGTTCTGGATCAGAATTTGTGCTGCAAGCGCTGTATGAAGTGTTTCCGGAACTGATGAAGGATGATACTGTTTTAGGGCTTGTGGGAACCGGAGCGTATGTTGCCTTTGATGCTAAAGCGAAAAAGAATGACATGAAAAGAAGAGCAGGGATGCTGGAAGAGCTCTTCCCGGAGGTGAAATGATGATGGCTGAAACTCTGACGAATAAAGAAAAGGCCGATGTTTTGGCACAATGCAAAAACATTCTGGTTAGTGCAGGATTTGACAATGTTATTATTCTGGCAAATGATGGCGGCACTAATGGAGGTACCCGCATTGCCGCCCGAACAAAGCCCGCATTATTCAGGTTACTTCTGGCGACCTATTTCATGGATGATTGCATGTCTCGCATGGTTACGAATGATTCAAATGGGAAAGACTTATGGGACCCTTTATGTCATAGTGTATTGGCTTCCATCGTTCCGGAAATTCGGAAAATTGAAAATATGATGAAGGACTAAGGAGCCGCGGACATGGCAGAAGGTAACTGGATAAAACTGTATCGCAAGATGGTGGACGATCCTATTTTCGTCAACTCGACAGGCCCGCAGGTGAAGGTGCTCCTGACTGTCATGTTCCTGGTCAACAGGGGAAGGTAGCCGTAGAGCGGCGATGCGCAGAGCACCGCCGGAAAACATGTGAAGAATTTTATAGAAAGGCGATGAGGCAGTTTGGAATTTATCGTAGAGGGAGATCCGCAAGGGAAAGCAAGGCCCAGATTCAGCCAGAAAAGCGGAACCGTTTATACGCCAACGAAAACGGTCAGGTACGAAAGGCTGATTCGTAAAGCGTTCCTGGACGCCGGAGGGAACACTATCCCATCTGATTGCTACGTAGGGATTACGGTTGATGCCTACTTCCAGATTCCCAAATCATATACGAAGGGTAAGCGGCTGGCGTGTCAGCACAATATTAACCGGCCGGCAAAGAAACCGGACATAGACAACAGCCTGAAAGCTGTATTGGATGCGCTGAATAAGGTGGCGTATGAAGATGATAAGCAGGTCATTGAGGTAATATGCCGGAAGTGGTACTCACAGAGTACGGGCTTTCTGAAGATCAGTGTACGAGAAGTAAAAGCTTAACGCGGGCAAGGCGAAGCGTAAGAATTCCAGCCTTGCTTTCCGTGGTTTTTATAAATGGGAGACGGAAAGACTAATGACGGTAAATATATTTCTACAGAAAGTCCGACGGCAGAAGGAAGTTATCCGGATGTGGCAAAGAGGTATTTCAATTTAAGGTATGAAGATTATCTGTGAGGTTGAACTATGCACATAGATTGGACAGGAGACAAGCAAAGTACATTTGTTACTTTAGGAGCAAGGAACTATGCCAAGTCTCCACGTGAGGAGAATGACTACTATGCAACAGAGCCAAAGGCGACGCAGGTTCTGCTAGATGTAGAAAAGTTTTCACACAGAATTTGGGAACCTGCCTGTGGCGGCGGCCATATGTCGGAAGTACTAAAACGGGGAGGGTATGATGTTGTGAGCACAGACCTTGTAGACCGTGGTTACGGAGATGCAACGGGTGTTGATTTCCTGCAACAGAACGAAACGCCTGTCCCCGACTGTGACATCATCACCAACCCGCCCTATTCCTTCGCCCTTGAGTTTGCTGAACACGCGATGGAGATTCTCGAAGATGGACACAAACTGGCAATGCTTTTAAGACTTCAGTTTCTTGAAGGAAAGAAGAGAAAACAGTTCTTTATGAAATATCCGCCTGTATGTGTCTACGTCTCCTCATCAAGACTTAATTGTGGGAGGAACGGTGTATTTGGTTCCAAACCAAACGCCATGGCGTTTGCATGGTATGTGTGGCAGAAAGGGTTTAACGGAGAAACAGTCGTCCGTTGGGTGAATTGAAGTGAGGTGATTGGATTGAAGGCGCTGATAACCGTAAAATGCCAGATGTGCGGCAGGGAGTTTTGGGCAAGAAATATCACACGTAAATACTGCCCGGAGTGCTTGCAGAAAAGACATGGCGGATGCAGTAAACCTAAGCAGGTCAAAAAGTCTGTATGCCCTGTATGCGGTAATAAATTCGAGCCGAAGGTAGGTAACCAAGTCTATTGCTCCCATGCATGTGCGATAGCATTTCACGGAAAGAACGTAAGGGAAAAGGGACGGGAAAAGCGGGAAAAGGAACTTGGCACCGAACACATCAAGCATGAATGCATGTGTTGCGGGAAGGTTTTTATAGACCGTAACCCTCGCTCTGTCCGCTGCCCCGAGTGTATCAAAGCAAATAAGAAATACAACGGAAATGAAAGGTTCAACAAGGGCATAAGCCGCCAGCCATGCATTCTCTGCGGGCGGAAAGGCAATACGCTTCAGACACAGGTGTGCGTACCCTGCATGGATAAGCTGGTGAAGACATGGGAAAAGGAGTGCAGTCCCGGCCACAGGAAATGCCTTGTGTGCGGTAAAGAATTCGTGCCGAACCAGGTAACCTATGACATGGAAAGCGGAACGTATCACGTGACCGGTCAGCTTACCTGCTCTATCCGGTGTACTGATATCTTGTATGGTTATTTGCCGGAGACGGTAAAAGAAAATACTGTTGGTTACAGGAATGGAAAGGTGAATTGAAATGTTTGAATTCAAAAAGCCTGATGGTGCAGGAAGATGCAAAGGGTATGATTCGTGCGGAAAGCATGAAGATGTGCTTGAAATCAGGTTCACACCTAATGGAACAACAACGTCAAGAAGCGTGTTCGTATGCCGTCATTGTGCAAAATTGATGATTCTTGCACTTGATGGGATTGTGGAAGAAGAAGTGAAGTTAGTGTGAAGTTATAGTGAATTCGGCGTGAAGTTGAGGTGAAGTGGTTATGAGATTAAGGATTAGACAGCCGGGAAAAGACCCGGACAGGAATTGCAGTATTTGCAGAGGCAGAGAAAACTTGTTTGAATTCTATGACCTTGATGATGATACCTTGAGTTTTTGCCTTTGCTATGACTGTATTAAGGCTCTCTATAGTACATGCGCCGACAGTTGTATGTTTGGATATATGTTTGGAAATCCAAAGATGGCAAGTGGTGATGCAGACCGTCAGTCATTCAAAACCGGATATCGTGAGGGTTACCGTGACGGGTTCAGGGACAACTATGAATTGCATGATTAGAGGTGAACCAATATGGCATTTTTCCCAGAGTTGAAACAAATCAATCCGAAAGACGCAAAGTTCCACTTCGGTCCTTATAACCCTTATGAAACATGGGAATGTGAAGGGTTCCGGGTTACGCCGCCGTTGTTAGGTAAGCAGAAAATGTTGTGGATTCAGTATCTGTATGCCTCCCCTAATGGATTCGGTGCTAGTGTGATAAGGAATTTCATGAGCCGTGGCAATGGCGCAGGGCTCTTTGAGGTAGCAGTACTTCGTGGAGGACAGTTGTGGTATGAATCCGAAATCACTGACGATGTTATTGGAAGTCTCACCATTGATGAAGTTGCCCTTGTACTTGCCGACATCGAAAGTCTTGACAAGGATGGTAAGTTACCCGTGGCAGGTGAAATAAAATGAACAGGCAGGAAAGACGACGTTTAGGAATTAAGAGAAAAGACCCTATGGTCTCAATCAAGCAGTCTGACATTGACAGAATGAAAGAAGAAGCCACGGAAAAAGGCTGTAAATTTGCCTTTGGGCTAATGCTTGCAGTTCCTGCCATGGTTATCCATGACCACTACGGAGAGCTCATGAAGAAGGACGGCAGGGTAGAAAGGTTCATCGACTTGTGCATGGGCACCTACAAATGTTATGAGGAAGGTTATGTAACACTGAAAGAGTTGGCGCAAATCCTTAAGGATGAAGCCGGCGTAGAAATCAAAGGATGGCACTGAAAGGAGAAAATAACATGAGAAAATTTGAAGTTGTGAAAAATTGTCCATTTCCAGTGAAGCTGCCGAAGAGAAGTACTGCCGGCAGTGCGGGGTATGATTTCTTTGCAGCATACCCGTTTTCTATCGGGACAGGGCAGACAGTATTTGTTAAGACGTGGGTAAAGGCAAAGATGCCCAAAGACACCGTCCTTTTGCTTTTTGAACGTTCATCATGGGGATTCAAGAAACAGGTCTCAATCCCTAATTCAGTAGGAGTGATTGATTCGGACTACTATGGAAATGCATCCAATGACGGTAATATTGCCTTTGCTTTTACGAATCATGGAAGTGAACCCCTTGAGGTGAAAGTTGGAGATAAAATCGGGCAGGGAATTTTTCTTACTTTCCTTCTGACGGACGATGACGAAGCAGATGGAGGGCGTGTTGGAGGTATGGGAAGCACAGGTGATTGACTATGGTAAAGAGACCAGCAAAGAAACATCTTCAGAGCATCCCGATTGAAGCCATGCAGTCAGTCTCCGTTCCAGGTGATGACAAGTTTAGCGAAATGATGGTATCTGCAGTAAGGTATGCGCTGGGCAGGAGGTGAAAGAGAAATGATGGTTGTGATTATGCTCGTTATCATCTGCACCGTAATGACTACGGTGTTCGGTTTCCTTATCTATGCACGGCTTAACGACCTGGAAGATGAGTTCGAATGGGAACGTTCCTACAACGGTGACATCATGAATCAGCTCAAGGATACAAGGTATGAGGTTGAGGAAATGAAAAGGAGGGAAGACAAATGGGCGGTAAGGAAGATTTAGAGTCTTTGGACGCGTTGCGGATTGGATTCAGGAAGAACGGGGACAGGTCGGGAATGGCTATTGCCCAGTCCCATTACAACCAATGCGATGTAGAACCTATTGAAATCATGCAGATGTACTTCACTCCACAGGAGATGTATGGCTTCTGCAAAGGAAACGCCGTGAAGTACATTCTCCGCTCAAGGTTTAAGGGGCATGAGCTCCAGGATATGGAAAAGGCCCTACAGTATACGAAATGGGCGGTTGACGTTCTGAAGGGCGAGAAGATTGATCCACGGAAATGAGGTGTATGTATGACTGCCGAAGAATATCTTTCTCAAATACGGAGGATTGACAAAAGGATTGAAGCACTGTCCCGTGATGAGGAGAAGACCCGCTCGAGGCTCTACAATATCAGCGGTATCGACTATTCCAAAGACCGTGTGGACGGCGGCGGTGACGGTGATATTTCTTCACGGCTTATCTGCGTTGACAACATCTTGACCGGCATAGCCAAGAAGAAAATATACCTAATTGAAGCACGGGAGACGGCAAGGCAGAGAATCAACGCCCTGTCGGATGACAGATGCATCCCTATACTCACCGACTATTACATCTCCGCGCTTCCCATCGAAGCCATCATAAGGGCTGAGAACTATGAACAGGCCCAAATCTACAGGCTACGAAAACGAGGGGTTGAGTGTTTCGGGCACGAATACTATCGTTGGTTAATGTCCATGACAAATGCCTATTAGTCATAGTAATTATGATTGAAAATGATAGTTATTGATGTGCTAAAATAGTATCGTAAGAATTTATAGAGGACGCAAATACGTCCTCTTTTTTCGTGCGGGAAAGGTGATGCCATGCCAAGGAAGCCATTAATCGAACTTAGTGAAGCCAAGCACATCCTTTGTTCGGTAACTGTGGCGGCTGTGAATCTCGGCGTGACACAGAGGGCCTTGCAGGATTGGATTAACAATCACGATTTCCCAATCGATAAATCAAGAGTGGATTTCAAGAACCTTATCGCTGCCCGGAACGACACCTTGCAGACAGGCAAGGCCGCTATGTCTGACAGTGCGAGGAAATTGAAGGCCGAAGCTGACTACAAATCAGAAAAGGCGAAGCAGGAAGAAATGGTAACGCTCCAAATGATGGGCGACCTTATCCCGCAGGAACAAGTCAAAGACGCTCTTGAAATGGAATACCTTGATATTCGTCAGAAGCTCCTTCAGCTTCCCGAAGAAGCCAAGGCAAGGATTTACACGATTTCCCCGGAGGTGGCGCAGGATTGTAGTGAGGTGGTAACAGATGCCGTTAGCGGGTGCCTCGAAAGACTTGCAGAAGGCGGTAACTCCGACAGTCAGAAAGATGTGGGAGAAAAACCTAAACGACACTATAAGAAACGCAAGACAGGCGTTCCGGCCCCCGCCGCCGGAAACGGTAAGTGAATGGGCAGACCACCACAGAATCCTTACCCGTGAAGAATCTCCTTCCGCAGGTTTATGGAAAACAAGCAATACCCCTTACCTGCAAGCCATTATGGATTCATTCACGGACAAGACCACGCAGGTGACGACCTTCCTTAAACCTTCACAGGTAGGGGCCACCGAAGCCGGTATCAATATATGCGGTTACACGATTGACCGAAATCCGTGCCGTATCCTTTATGTCATGCCAGATGAGGATTTAGCCAAGGACTTTTCTGTTGACCGTCTTCAGAAGGCCCTCAAGAACACGCCGTCAGTCGCCAAGAAGGTTTCGGGTGCTGACCGAAGCAAGGCCCTCATGGTAAGGTTCGCCGGCGGATTCATCCGTCTGACAGGTGCCAACTCACCTGCCAAGCTCGCATCGTGGCCTATCCCAAGGGTAATCATGGATGAAGTTGATAAATATCCATTGTGGACTGGCCGTGAAGCTAATCCAATCTCCCTTGTCAAGGAACGTACTAAAAACTGGCCGTGGAGAAAGATTCTTGTCATGTCCACGCCAACAACCGAATACGGTTATGTGTACAAGGCCTATAAGGAAAGTGAGGCCCACTACCGATTTTATGTCCCATGCCCAGAATGCGGGCATTTTCAAGTGCTCGAGTTCAAGAACCTCAAGTTCCCGAACACGGATGACGAATACAGACTGTCTCATGAAACCTACTATATGTGCGAGAAGTGCAATCACCATATCCACGACCGTGACAAAATCGGTATGCTCCGCAAGGGTAAGTGGATAGCGGATGAGAAACTTTCCTTCACGCCCAAGACCGTGGGTTTCAGACTGAATACACTTTATTCCCCATGGGTACAGTTCTATGAATGTGCCCGTGAGTTTTTGAAATCCAAGGACGACCCGACTCAGCTCATGAACTTCGTGAACTCATGGTTAGGGGAACCGTGGAAATCAAAGACCGCACAGGTAAAGGCAAGACAGGTCCTTGATAAAAAGACCGATGTTCCTGCCGGTATCGTGCCACGGTGGGCGCAGATGCTCACTGCCGGCGTTGACTGTCAGAAGGGCTACTATTACTGGGTTATCCGTGCATGGGGCCCAGGAATGCGTTCACAGAAGATAGCGAACGGTGATGCACAGACCTTTGATGACATCATCAACATCATGAATACGCAGTGGCCTATAGAGGGCTCAGGCAAGATTCTCATGGTGAGGTTATGCGCCGTTGACTCAGGGTTTGAATCCGAACGCATTTATGACCTCTGTTATGAAAACTATCCATTGACCATACCTGTCAAAGGCTTGAACCACAAGATTTCAAAGTATTACCAGGTTAAGCAGCTCAACCCCGGAGACCACGGTTCACGGTGGGTACAGTCCCAGTTACTGTACGAAGTCGATACGAACAAGTACAAAGACCTTATTTACTACCGCATGAACAAGCCGGTGGGAAATGCAGGTTCATGGGACGTGGATGCTGATACCGATGAAGAATACGCAGATATGATTACCGCCGAACAGAAGGTACTTGATGGGAACGAAGAAGTGTGGAGAGAGATTTCCTCCGCACGTCCTAACCATTACCTTGACTGCGAAGTATACGCCTATGTTGCCGCCGATGTGTGCAACGTCAGATTGTTACAGGAACAGAAAATAGAGGTTCCGCAGGCGAGACAGGAAAGCTCCGGCGGATATACCTACAATCCCTTTGGAAGGTGATGAAACATGACTCTTGAAGAACTGAAAGAAGAAAAGGCCCTTCTCGAACAGACAAGGAAAAACATCCTTGAGGGCGGACAGGAATTTCAGACCCACGACGGCAGGGTGAAGCAGGTTGACTTGAACACGGTCCTTTCCCGTCTTGCCGCAGTAGACCAGGCCATTGCTTCCTATGGCGGCAGCAATGGAAACACTGATACTGTCCTGTTTAAATTTGGAGGCATGGGATGAGCAAAAAAACACTACTGGCCCGAATCGGGGACTACATGGACGATGTGAAGTCCGTGTTCAGTCCACGCCGTGCCGCTATCAGCAAGGCCGAAAGGGCAAGCTATTTCGGCTATGCCGACGCCTATGAGACACGAAAGGATGCAGGGTTTTCCTTGATGGATAATGCCTACGCCGACGCCGTGGACAGGGTGAGCCGTGATATATTGAGGGCAAGGGCAAGGAGCCTTGAACGAAACTCCATTACCGCCGGCGGCATTGAAAAAGCCTTCGCGAACAATGTTATTGGAGTGGGGTTCAATATGCAGGCCCAGTCCCCTTCCGATGCGTTCAACGGCCGTATCGAGAAACTGTGGGACACATGGTGTCACCATGAAAACTGCGACTGGACTAAGCAGCAGTCGCTTGACGATTTAGTCGAACTGATTCTCCGTCGGATGCTTTATGACGGCGGAGTTATGGCGACATTCCCGCTTGACCCGAAACGTAAAATCCCGTTGACCATTCAGCTCCATGAAGTTGACGAACTTGATGGTTCCATGGTGGTAGCTGAGAACGGGAATGTCATCGTGAATGGCGTGGAAATGACCGAGTCAGCCGTTCCTGTTGCCTACTGGCTTTCTCAGACAACTCCGGACGGCTACACGCCTCTTCCCCCTGTAAGGTACAGGGCGGAAGATGTCATCTTCCTATGGAAACGGGGCAGGGTATCGCAGTTCCGTGAAATCACTCCTTTCCACTCGGCTATTGGCCCTGCGCAGGACTTGAAGGACTACAACGATGCGATTTCCTTCCAGCAGAAAACGGCGGCCTGTACGTCCGTATACATTGAAACGGATAACACCATCAACGCTCCGGGCCGTGCAATCAATACCAATGACGAACGCCGTATCGAACACATCGAAGGTGGTTCAGTCAAATACCTGAACAACGGCGAACACGCCAAATTCCTGCTCCCCACTGGACAGGCCAACGAAGCCGATAACCATATCGCTACTCAGCAGAGAGGTATCGCTTCCGTGTTCGGACTTTCCCTTGAAAGCACAAGCCGAAACGTGGAAAGAGTCAACTACTCTTCCGCACGGCAGAACCTTGTTATGGATAATGTCACCTATGGCCGCGTAAAGGTTTATCTTGAGGAGTATTTCTTGAGACCGCTCTATAGGCGGTTCATTCAAATCTGCTACCTCAAGGGACTTTTGGACGGCACGGGGTTCGACATCAATAACGATGATTTCTACAAAGCCAAATGGCTGACTTCCTCCGCAGGTTGGATTGACCCGCTGAAAGAAGCCCAGGCAGATACAATCCTGCTTGCCAATGGCGGCGTTTCCTTCCAAGACTACGTGGCAAGACACGGGCAGGACTGGAAGGAACGGATTGATGAGATGGCAGACGTACAGGCTTATGCCAAACAAAAAGGTATTAATCTTTCATTCTCCATGGAAGATTCAAATACAGATGTCAATGGAAAGGAGGAAGACAATGGAGAAGAAAACAAAAATCAAACTTAATGCATTTAGAAGTACGGCCCTTAAAGCCAATGACGATAAGGAATGCCGTACATTCTCTTTCCCTTTCATGACAGACGCTCCGTGTGACAACTGGTTTGTCCCGGAACGGTGCCTCTGCAACAGGGAAAATGTAGACCTTACCCGGTTCGATGCCGGTGTGATGCCTGTCCTGTTTAACCACAACAGGGACACGGTTATCGGCAAAGTTGAATCCATCAGCTTCGATGAAGCAGGTATGGTTCGGGCAGCCATCACTATTGATGATGATGAAGAATCCAATAAGATTCTCGGAAAAATCAATAGCGGCTCCATACGTGGTATCAGTGTCGGCTATGAACGCCAGCACACTGTACGGGTGGAGGAAGGCAATGAATACAGGGGTGAAACCTATGACACCGACATGGACGTTACCGATAAATGGGCACCGTTTGAAATCAGTGTTGTTTCCCTTCCGGCTGACCCCGGATGCGCCGTAGGCAGGGACATGAACGCTGAAAAAGAAATCAATATTTTTTGTAAAAGCAAAGGAGAACCAGTAATGGATCCAGAGAACAAACAGAACCTTTCTGTGCCGGAACCTGTAGTACAGAACGATGATTCCGCAGTACAGGCCGCCGCCGCAAGAGCAAGAAAGGCAGAACATGAAAGAATCACTGCTATTTCCAGTGTGTGCCGCCAGTTCGGCATGACCGAAGAATTTGAGCGTTCCCTTGTGGACGACGTGAACTGCACTACTGATGACGCAAGAAAGAAAGTCCTTGATGAACTTTCCAAACGCAATCAGGCAGCTGGAGTCAATATCCGCATGGGCGAAGATGACAAGGAAAAATTCCACAACAAAGCAGTGGACGGCCTTGCACTTCACTATGGCGTGATTGAACGTGCCAATGCCTGTGAAGGTGCAGACGAATTCTCTCATGCTTCCCTCAGAAGCCTTGCAGAAGTCTGCCTGTCTCGTTCCTCAGGTTATGGCGACATTTCCGACTATGACCTCCGCCTCATGACCCCCGGCGGTATCTTCGAGAAGATGTTTGGCGGTTTCTCTCGTGCCATGGGTACAGAACAGTTCGTATCCATCGTTGATGGTTTCGCAAACAAGACCATGCTGGAAGGCTATACCGAACAGCCGACTATTTATCAGAACTTTGTCTCCAAAGGAAGCAACTCCGATTTCAAACCGGCATATAAATACCGTATCGGCCTTGATGGTGAACCTGAACTCATGAGCCCTGAATCTGATGAATTTGCTTATCAGACTATGAAAGATGAACGAGTACAGACCAGCATTTCCACTTACGGTAAGGCTATCGCTCTGACACGTGAAATCTTTATCAACGACGACATGGGCACCGTGGCCCGTGCCATTGCTGCGCAGTCCGCAGGTTTCGCACGTCTCAAAGAAAAGATGTTCTTTGACATGCTTCTGAACAAGGTGCCGTTTGACAAAAAGCATGGCAACATCTGCTCTGACGCACTGTCCATCTCCGTTGAAGGCTATGCAGAAGCAAGAAAGCTCATGCATCAGCAGAAGGACTCCGAAGGAAAGGCATTTATCGGCGTATATCCGGCCTATATCCTTGCATCCGACGACGCAAGTGTGAAACATGAACAGTTACTCCATTCTACTTCTGACCCTGCCGCTACACACAACGGCGTGGCTAACCCGATGCAGAATCGCATGGTACTGTTTACCTCTCCTTACGTCTCCGGCAATGCATTCTATGCTATAGGTCGTCCGCAGGAAATGGAAGGTATCGAACTGACCACTCTGAACGGCGTTGACCGTCCTATGACAAGAACTGTCATTCCTCAGACCCATCTCGGCATTGAATATCAGATGTGGACTGATTTCGGCTTCAATCTGATTGACTACAGACCGTTCGTTAAGAACCCGGTTCAGTAAGAAGGGGAGTGAATAATAATGACTGGCGTATTCTATAAAGCAGGTACAATCATTGATTACGTTGCCACCAAGGCCGTTGGCTATGGTGAACTCGTACAGATTGGCGGCATCGTGGGCGTGACTTCCCACTCCGCTGGCGTGGGCGAAGCCGTGGCGTGCTCCGCCGAAGGCGTGTACAAGTTCCCGAAGGCGGCTTCTGAAAAGATTACCGCAGGAACCAAGGTATACATGGTGTCTGGTGCAGTAACCGCTACACAGGGCACTTCCGGCGTGGCTCTCGGTACTGTGTGGGCTGATGCTTCCGCAGACGATACCGAAATCCAGGTACGCATTAACTTTTAAGGAGTGACACTACATGGGAATGTTGGATGCGCAGCGGCGAATCAGCCGGCAGGCTTTTTTCTCAACCGACAGGCTCGGTGAGACAATCACCTATAACGGACGTGACATCGTGGCGCTCGTTTATATCGGCGCATCCATGTCCCGCAGTGACTGGAACGCCGTGCATACGCAGGTTGAAAATGCGAATATTGCAGACATCGCCTTGTTCTCTGTCTGTGACGATGAAAGCGATCCTAACGGAGTAACGCCGCACGAAGGCGATTCCATCGTCTACCATGGAGACAGTTACTCCGTGGCACAGGTTGTGGAACATGACGTTCCGGGCTCCAATTACCTCGTAATGGCGACAAAGGACGAAAGAGGGTGGAGATAACATGGACATGATTGAAATCGGAGTGTCCGATGAACTCTCCCCCACTGTCCAACACGCCCTTGAACGGAACAAAAGGTTCGTAAGTTCTGTTTCCAAGTCCATTGGTTTCCATGTACAGAAGTACATCAAACAGACCGTGAGGAGCGGTGAGCTGGCTTCCGAATCTGCCGGTTGGCAGAGGAAGTGGTTTACCGAAGGCGCAAGGCCCCCAAGGCGTGAGCTCCAGGGCGGCCATGCGTCTACCTTCCTTTACGGGCAGATGGCAAGGGCTATCGGCTATGCGTACAACCAAGACGCATCAGCCGTTGATATCGGTTGGACATCAAGGACATCTGCCATGTACGGAAGGTATAACGAAGAAGGCGGCGTTCAGCTAGTCACCAAGTCAATCCGTGACAGGTGGTTTGCGGTTTACAAGGCCGAGATTGCCAAGTACGGCAAGGAAGCTCTTGCAAGTCACGACTTCTCCAAGTTCCTCTATCCGCTTTCCGCGAAAAAAACGGAACTGGAAACCCCGTCCCGCCCTATATTTTTGCCGACAATGCAGAAAGTGGAGCCGAAACTCCCTGCCTTTATCGACAAGAAGGTTGAGGATTACATGAATGGCAATGTTGAGTTCGGTAAGAAGAACCGAAGAAAGTATAGGATTTACAGGGCATGATACAGAATCTTGATATTTCTGACGCTCTTATCAGACTGGGCAAGAAGCTCAGCAAAGATAATGACATTGCGGACTTCTGCAATGAGCAGTTCAAAAAGTCCGTGACGGTCTTTGTTGGCGATACGCTTCGTTCACAGGAGCCTACACTTGATAAGACACCTTACATTGTCATAACCGATTTCCAAAAGCAGGAGGGGCAGAACGTGGAGTTCTGCTCTTATTCCTTCACCATATATGTTGGCGTGGGCGGCGAAAAGTCTGAACTCGTTGAGGACGAAAATGGCCTTCTCATGCCGGATTTGTTTGATGTCGGAGCCAAGTTCATGACACTCATTGAGAATGTATTGAACGACCCGAAAAAGAATCTGCGTCCGTGCTCCAAGGTGGACACCGCAGGTCCTTTCCCATTAGACCCCGCCGGTAAGCATTGGTTAGGCAGGATGCAGATTTCCAAACGAATTTATCAACACATTGGTACAAGCTACCAAGAAGATTTTGATTTATAAGGAGGCCTTTCTATGTCTCAGGCTATGGGCGTGTATTCGGAAACCCGAATCTACCCGGAAACTTCTCTCAAAACGCTTCCGACTGCGATTAAAGGGTATAAGATTCCATTCAACTCTAATACCTTTTCTTCCTCTCAGAACACCACGGCACCTGCCACCATCACCGGCAGACGTGATGCCGTGCAGCCGATTTTAGGCAACGTGGACACCACCGGCGACCTCACGATTCCGCTTGACCTCACCGCTACCGGCTATCTGCTTGCCGCCGCTTTCGGCAATCCGACAAGCGCCGCCGCAGGTGATTCTACCGGCCTTTACACTCACACCTTTAAAGCAGGCGAGACTCAGCCGTCTTTCACCGTTGAAAAGGCATTTTCAAACGGCCTGTATTCCATCATCAAAGGGACTAAAGTCAACCAGCTTGAAACCTCTTTCGGCGGCGACGGAGAACTGACACTTCGTGCCGGACTCCTCGGCTGCGATGAAACCATTGGCAAAGCCCCTGTAACTACCACAGGAATTACTGAAGTTGGTTTTAACAGGCTGAACAATTTCCAGTCTTCTATTCTGATCGACAGTGTGGAAAGCGCAGTCGTAACCGAACTGTCCCTCACCGTTGCATTCGGTCTTGATGATAGCGGTTATGCAATCGGATCCAAGGGCTACAGAACCCGAATTAATGAAGGACTCATTTCCCCGACTGGCAAGCTCACAGCTTTCTTTGACGATGAATCCTTTATAGACCGTGCAATCAATGCAACCTCTACCGCCATTCAGATTAAACTGGCAAACGCCGATGGCAAGCAGTCTCTTGTGATTGACCTGCCGGAAGTCCAGTTTGCCCGCAAGACCCCGTCCATTGACGGCACCAAGGGTATCACGCAGGAACTTGATTTCAACGCCTTCTACAAAGCGTCCGGACAGGGAACCTGCATTCAGTTCACTCTGACCAACGACACCCCGTCTTACGATTTCTAATCAATCATATGAAGAACTGCCATGCCACGGTGCATGGCTTTTCTTTGTATCTTAAAAGGAGAACTATCATGAAAATCACACCGAAAGCAATGACTTTTGAACAGTTTGAAGAATATGCGGACTTCCTTGCAGGTATGGAAAAAGACAAGGTATCCAATTTCAAAAAGACCCTTGAATCCGCTAAATGGGTAGCCGAAAAGATTTACGGTATCGATGTAAAGACCACCAAGGTAACACCTGGCACCATTCTCGACCTGCTTGTAAAGACCAAAGACCGCACTGAAACCTCTCAGCTCGAAGAAGAAAAAAACTAAAGGATATCTGGGGATGGAGAATGAACGGCGGCCCCAGGTATTGTGAAACCTGCCGTAAAGCTGCCAAACAGAGAGGTGAAGTGCTTGACTGTAGGAACTGCCCCGACAGATGCCCCGATGCACTGCCGGGCAACGTCAAAGCACTTGACTTCTATTTCAGGGTGGCTAACTGTGTGCATTATGTCTCTACCATGGAAAGACCGTTCATCAGCGGCCTAAACTGGCAGGACATAAAGGCATTTTCTGAAATGTACGGAGAACGGCTCACGCGTCCCATGCTTATGAAATTAAGGACTATTGAATCATTGCTTATAAAGGAGAGTATCGGAAATGGCAGTAACGGAAACAAGGGCTAGAATTACGGTGGTGGACAACGCCACCGCCGGGCTTAATAACATCGCCCGTGCCAACGAAAAAATGATGAGCTCTCTCGGTAATGGGGGCCGTTCGCTTGCACAGTTCAATACCGAATTATCTAAACTGAACTCCGCTTCTTCTAAAGGAGTCTCCAACATGGCGGACTCCTTTGATGGGGCGGCTAAGTCAGTTTCCAACATGGATAAGATGGTAAACCGGCTGATTTACTCGGTGATGCGCTATACCGTCATTTATGAGGGTATCAAGAAGATGGGGGACTTGTGGGGAACCATCGTAGGTGGTGCCTATGACTATGCCAATATGATTGAAACGAACCAGATTGGTATGGCAGGTATTCTTTCTTCTATGACCAAGATTGACGGCAAGCAGACTACCTGGAACCAGGCTATGGCCGTTTCCAAGCAGGTAATGAAGGACTTACAGTCTGAATCCCTCAAGACCGCTGCAACAGCGCAGGAACTGATTGACACATTCCGTGCCCTGTTAGGCCCCGGCCTTGCAAGCGGAATGACCATCAAGCAGATTGAAAAGCTGACTACCGTAGGCACGAACGCCGTTAAATCACTGGGTTTACCATCTAATCAGATTATCCAGGAACTGCGCGACCTTGTAGCCGGCGGCATCCGTCCTTCATCTTCCACGCTGGCAACTTCTTTGGGCATTACCGATGCCGACATCAAGGCCGCCAAGCAGTCTACTGGAGGCCTGTACGACTTCCTCATCAACAAGATGAAGGGGTTCGAGATGGCTACCACGCAGACTTCCAACACGGTAGCCGGTAAGCTCGACCAAATCAAGGAAGGCTTACAGAGAGGTATTGTCGAAGGCATGTCCCCTCTCCGTGACGTGTACTCCGACATTTTGGGTGATATTGCCAAGAAACTTGTAGTCATCGACAAGACCACGTACCAGTGGCAGATCAACCCTGCTTTTACATCTGCCCTGACTGACGTTTCGGTGACCATCATGCGGATTGGTGAAAGTCTCAAGAGCATTTGGGAGACATCTTCTCCGTATCTTTCCATCCTTGCCAATAGCGCTAAAGGCGTATTCGGAAGCATCGTCAACAATTTGGGCCTTGTGATCGCAGGGTTTGCGGCTTTCAAGACCAAGGACATATTGAACGACCTTGTAAATATTGCCACCATGAATCGGTTTGACTACAATGCTCAGACCTCTATCGGCAAGGCTATCCAGGGTATTCGTGACAAGATTACAGGCCGTATTGAAAAGCACAAAGAGGAGCTTGCCTTACAGGAACGGGAGAAAGCTCTTATAGACGGCGCAGTAGAATCCTACGCCCGTATGCTTCACACCGCCGAGAACGCCTATGCGTATGTAAAGACATTGAACGCCATGGCGAACGCCCCAGGCTCCATCACTAACCTTGCCGCTAAATGGCAGGGCATGGGAATGTCCGAAGCAGAAGCCGTGGCCCGTCAGAATAATATCGTGGGCCTTGCCAATAAGTATGGCATGGATGGCTACGATAAATACATCAAACAGGCCATTGAGGCAGGCTACAAGGCCGCTGAGCAGATTAAGGCGCAGAATGACCTTCTGAAAGCCCAGAAAGCGGAACAGGAACGGATTCTCAAGCTCTACGATGAGCAGATGAAGTCCATTGACAAGATTGTCTCTGCCGAACGTGACCGCAAATTACAGGTGAAAGATACCGCCAATGCTGAACTTGCCGCTATTGACAAGATGGCCAAGGCAGTCACCCATACCGCCACCCGTGGAGACAAGGCAAAATCCAACGTTGATGCTTATTTGTCCCTTGATACTTCCAACGGTCCGTACAAGACCAAGGAAGGGAAATACATCTATGCATGGGAACAGGACGAGGTAGACAAGCTCCGCACGGCCCTTGAGAAACTCGGATATCAGTATGAAGTGGTGCAGGTAACCTCCGAGCGTTTCATGGACGGTCTCCATGCAAGCATGAAGGGCAAAGTCAATCCAGTCTTTGAACAGGCCATCAACTCCGCACGCCTTTGGGATGAGACTCTGACAAAAGCATATCAAGGCGTGAACATGTCCGCTTCTGAAATCAATTTCAAGGCGTTCATGGGTATGGGTAATGAACTTGTCCCTGCTGAACAGAAGAATACCGCCAAACTCCTTTTAAATGAAATCTCTGATGAGTTCAAGCAGGTGGGAATGTCTGCGCAGGAAGCACAGGCAAAAGCACTGGACTTCGTGAACCAGTTTATTATCTCCCTTCAGAAGATAGACCCTAAGAATATCTTCTCCGTTACGCAGGTTATCGCCGAGACACAGGATGCGGCTCAGCGGTATGCAGAAAATTTCCGTCTTGTAGCCGAACATACCGAAGAAGTAAAACAGGCGAGTGCGGAAGCCGCTATCGAAATCAATGCCCTCGGGAATGCCTTTAAGATTGGCGGGGAAGAATCCTATCAAGCCGTCAGACGTGTAGTCGGAGAATCCAAGAGCTTGCAACAGGCCCTCATGGACAGAGGTGCAGAAGAACAGGCTATCGAAGTTCATAAGGAGCTGGCCAACTACCTCACGCAGGTGGCAGAAGCCACCGATAAAGCAGTCATTGCTACCAAAGACCATATGGACGTGACCGCGAAGGCTACTGAAGCTATTACCGCTCACACGCAGGTAGTCAATGAACATGGCACCTCTCTTGAAAGCGTGACCGATAAGACTATTGCATGGATGGGAAAGATTGCCGGACTCAGCATGAGTTTAGGCATCTTGATGCACCTTGTGGCGGAAAACTCCGATGAGAACAAGACCTTTGCAAATACCATGGCTGACCTTGCCGACAAGGTGTTTATAGGTGCCATGGCCGTCGGTTCCCTGCTTGATGTATTCAAGACCCTTGTAGAGAACGGCCCTGCCATCATCAAGACCCTTGAGGGTATAGGAAATGCAAGGCTCTTTGCGGAACATCCCATTCTTACCGGCGTGGGGCTTGTGGGTGCCGCAATCGGCGGCTTGACATGGAAAATGTTCGAGAACGGCCACAACCAGTACAACAGTAAGAGCGGCATAGGCATTGACTACTTTGAAAGGCAGGGCCTTGATTTCAGCGACCTTCCTGATACTGCCAAACAGTACAGGGCCTATGGGGACGGCTCATACGACAATGGCGATAACAGTGGATGGGATATCTATTCTGATGAATCGTCCAATTACGCCAAAGGACAGGCCATTGCCAATGAAGCCAATGCAGGGAACATCGCTGACCGCATGACGACCGATGTGAATCCGGATGCAGGTTCTTCCGGCGGTGGCGGTGCAGGGGGCAGTAGTAAGGCCTCCAAAGTAACTCTTGATATGTTCCCCGATGCCGTACAGGAAGCTATTATGAATATCAATGCCGGCATGAATTATAATGCCGCCATTGGTATGAGTGCGGCCCATATGCGTGAAAATTCCGGCGATACACCGGACTTCTACCCTGACCGTGAAAATATGGAAGGCAGTGGGGCTTATGGTATCGGGCAGTGGATGGGAAGTCGTCTTACCGGCCTTCATGAATATGCAGGAAGCGACTACAACGACAAATACGCTCAGATGGGATGGGCACGTTACGAAGTCATGCAGGGTGATGAATCCAGTAACTTTGCCCACGTGGACACCAGTTCCCCTGAAGCCGCCGCAGTTTCCTTTGAACGGTACGTTGAAAGGCCCGGCAATGATGTAGTCAATGCCAATGCGACTCAGCTACAGGAAAATGCCCGTGCGTTGAATGAAGCCGTTCAGTCCGCTATGTCCCAACTCGGTATAGACGTAACTAATATGTCAAAGATTTCGCAGACCATGAAACGTGATGCCGAACGTAAACATAAGATTGATGAATCTAAAATCAAAACTGCGTCTGACATTGCCGCTCTCGATGAAGCCACCAAGGAAGCCGAAGGGGGGCAGTTATCCGCTTATCAGAAGGTAATGGATGCCGCCGACAAAAAGGTGAAACAGTATGAAAAAGACCTTGAATCGGATAAGAAGTTAGGTGTCAATACTGACGGTCTATCCAAGGCAATCACTGCTTATACCGAAGCCATGGAGAAACAGGCATGGAAAGCTCAGCAGTTAGAGGACATGAAGGATATTCAGAATACCTACAAAGGAAACATTTCTTACTATAAGAATGCTTCCCAAGCCACCAATGGTGAAATCAGTGCTGACGATGCCCGTTCCAGGCTGACTGATCAGCTTGAAAGTTACAGAGACTATCTGAAGGAACTGTATAACGCCGACTTCCTTAATGCCCAGCAGAGGGCTGAGGTTTGGAATGAGCTTGCTAATACGCAGAAGCAGATTACTGAAAATCAGATGTATAACTACCGCACTCAGTGGGAATCCGCACTGGATTCCATGAAGCAGGAAGGTATCAATTTCGGGCAGTTGTCAAAGGATATTGTAGGGCATATGCAAAGTGCTACTGCGTCATTCTTTACCACTAACGGAAATCTTGCTACACGGCTCAAGGCTACGCTCAAGAATCTTGCATCGTCCGTTCTTTCAAGCCTTGCACAGATTGCGGCGAAGATGCTTGTTTTCAAGATGTTGGGTATCGGCTTCGGTGGAGACAAGGAATATTCTTCTGCCGAAACTGGTTGGTTTGGAAGAATGTTTGATAAACTTCGTGTTCCCGGACTTCGTGCTTCCGGCGGCGACGTGCTTGCGGGTAATTCCTACATCGTAGGTGAAAGAGGGCCGGAACTTTTGACCATGGGCAGGAATGACGGCCATGTGTTTACAAGTGCCCCCACTGCCAATGCTCAGACCGCTCAACCGATTCAGATTGTAGTGAACAACAACACCGGCACCAAGATGAAGGCAGAATCCACGACTACGGTAAATCACGGGCAGATGCTTAAAACCATCGTCCTTACCACGGTCGAGGAAGCTCTTTCAACGAATGAAGCCGGGCTTCGTGACATGGTAACAGGATTGAGGTGATAGCATGGCGAATACTTTCCCTACGATTCAGACTCCCGATTATCCATTACAGGAAACCAAGACTGACCATACCTTGAAAATGCAGGTGGACAACGAAACCATTCTGACACGCCCACGGTTCACGAAGATGCCAAGGGCGTTCAAGCTGACGTGGAGCAAGCTCCCGACAAAGGACTACAACCTTCTCCGCTCATTCTATGATTCCATGCACGGAGGTGCCCTTGCTTTCCAGTGGCCTTACCCGGATGACCCCGAAAATGATTATTCGGGCAAGACCTTCACCGTCCGTTTTGATAATGAGAGCCTTGATTTCCAGTTGGTCGAGATGGACTACTGGAACGGCTCAGTAACTTTGAAAGAGGTGTAAGCCATGCTCAGTCTTTCTACTGCGTCCATCATCGAGAAAAACAAGGTGGCAACGGACGGCGTGTATTTGCAGCTATTGACAATCAAGTACAAGGACGAAGACCCGATTCGGCTCGTATACAACACCGAAGACATTACTTTCAATGGAAACCTGTACCACGCCTATGATTTCAACCTGTCAGACGTGAAGCAGAACTCAAGCGAGATTCCTTCATGCAACTTAACCGTTTCCAATGTGACAGGCACCATACAGGCCCTTTTGGAACAGTATGATGGGGCCGGTGGGGCCAAGGTAAATATTTCCATCATCAACACCAACATTTCGGATGTGGTACTTGAGCAGGAGAATTTTGTGGTGATTTCCGCTACCACGAACAGGGACAAGGCCACGTTCAAACTGGGGCCGGGATTTTCAATGTACAGAAGATTCCCCCTTACAAGAAATATGAAGGACTTCTGCCCGTTCAAGTTTAAGGGAATTGAGTGTGGCTACAGCGGAACCGGCACTTGCAATAAAACACTAAATAACTGCCGTAAACTTGGTAATAGTGAACGATTCGGCGGCACGCCTACTGTTCCGCAGGGAGGCTTGTATGCTAGAAAATAAGGACTTCACAGACCTTTTGGGAACTCCCTTCACGAAGATGCAGTGTTGGGAACTTGTACAGGAAGTCTACAAGCGAAATCAAATCAGCCTCCCGGGCTACAAAGAAATCCTCTGCATTGCCGATGGTTACAGGGGATTTGTCACTGAGAAGGAGCCACAGGAAGGCGACATCTGCGTGTATGACCTTTCCGGCCACGGAGTAGACCATGCCGCTGTATATCTCGGTAACAACATGATTATCCACGCTACAGTTCCAAATGGCGTATGCATTGAACGATTCAGCCGTTATCGTCCACGCTTGAAAGGAGTTTATCGATATGGCAATACACGTCATTGAAGTTAAGAACCCTTTTGAACGCAAGATTGATAACCAGTACTACCAAACCTACGTAGGCGGGCCAGTGACAGATTATGTCGCTCATGCTGATTACGAAAGGGTGTTTGCAGTCAACGGGATTCCGGTTGATGAAACCTATATTCCCGATGACGGCGATGAAATATTGGTGGCTCCGAAAGTCGGCAAGAAAGCGTTCAAGTGGATTCTCCCAGCAGCCCTTGTCCTTGTGGGCGCAGGGTTAGGCGCAGGGCTTATCGGGGCCCATATGCTTGTTGGATGGCGTATCGGACTTGCCCTTGCCGCCACCATGATTGGCAACCACATGATCGAGAAAATGACGAAGCCTGCGGTTGACCTAACGAACACGGAACAGTCAAATACCTATGGATGGGAAGCCCCTACAACCCTCACCGGGCAGGGGTATGTCCTTCCCGTATTGTACGGCACTGTAAAAACGGCAGGGCTGATGCTTCAGCGTCATGTTATCTCTGATGGTGACAAACAGTATCTGTCCATTCTCTACTGCCTTGCACAGGGGCCGATTGACAGCATCACCGACATCAAGCTCAACGGAAACCCCTTAACCAACTATCAGAACTGCGAGATAGAGACACGGATGGGAACCAACACCCAAACCGTGATAAAAAATTTCAACGATTCCTATGCTGATACTGCACTCGTTTATGAACTGAACAATGATTCGGTATGGCACACGGTTCAGTGTGACGGCAACGATGCACAGGGGCTTGAAATCACACTGTCCTTCCCGCAGGGCCTTTACCATTCCAATGACCAGGGTAACCCGGATTGGACGGGAGTCACCATCGAAGCACAGTATCGCAAGGTGGGTGACATCGACTGGATAAAGATTCCTGTATGGAATGAAAACTACACATGGGAACCGATTGCCCCCAATGGCGATTCGTGGAGCAGGAGCTTTCAGCGACGGTATGGAACTCCGGCGTGGTGGCAGGCCCACTGGCAACAGGACTGCGGGACATTCCAGGGCTATGAGGTTGATTATACTTATACCCGTCGTGGGAAGACCTATACCGTCTACAAGACCGATGATGACGGAAACCATATCGAGAAGTGGACTTATTCTATGACTCTTGATGAGTACAAGAAGAAAGTCATTGCTTCCCACAATGGTGACGGCGTTATCCGTCAGAAGAAAACCGATTCTTTCTATCGTGTCTATGACGTGTATGGGCTTGAACCTGCCCAGTATGAAGTGCGGGTAAGATGCACCCATAAGGACGATACCTCAACACGGACTGCGAACAAGATTCAGTGGGTGGGTATCACACAGATTATCTATGATGATTTCAGATATCCGGGCAAGGCCCTGTTAGGCTTGAAGGCTCTTGCAACTGACCAGCTTTCCGGCTCAGACCCTCAGCTAACATGTCTGATTTCTCGAAGCCTTGTATGGGTATGGAACCCAGATACCAAGGCTTATGAACAGAAACCTGCCGCAAACCCGGCATGGGCCGCCTATGATATTCTCCACCAGTGCAGGAAGCTGACTTCTGTAGACGGTAAAGATTCTTTCGTGGTGACAGGTATCCCTTATGAGAACATCGACTATGACGCTTTCAATGCGTGGGCCGATATGTGCGATGCCAATAACATTGATTTCAACTACCTGTATGATTCGGCAATGAAACTGTATGACGCATTGCAGTACCCATGCCGTGTCGGTTACGGGGCAATCGTATTGATTGGCACCAAAGTTTCCTGCATCTACGACTGCGCATCCGACCCGGTACAGCTCTTTACGGTAGCCAACATCAAGAAGGACAGTTTCGGTAATGAATACCAGTCCACCGACGACCGGGCCAACTGCATTGAAGTCTCGTTCATGAACAAGGACAAGAACTACGAACGAGATGTCCTGGCCGTATACGCCGATTCCTACAACGAATCTGACACGCCTCAGCAGCCCACGCAGGTTGAACTCATGGGATGCACAGACGTGAATCAGGCGTACAGATACGGGGCCTACAAGCTCCGCTCGAACAAGTATGAGATAAGGACTGTTTCCTTTGAAGCCTTTGCGGACGCTATTGCTTGTCAGATAGGCGATGTGATACTCGTGCAGGAAGATATCACTTCGTGGGGACTCGGCGGACGTATAAAGGCAGTTGATGGAAACACTATCACCATTGACCGTGAAGCAGGTTCCGAGGGTTCTGACTTCACCACCTTGCTTGTAAGGAACAATTCAACAGACACGCTCACCTATTACAAGGTGTCTGCCGTTGATGGTGACAAGGTAATGTTGGAGGGCACTCCCTCTGATATCGAAGCCGACTGTATCTATGCTCTCGGACATAAGGGGTATGAAGCCAAGAAGTTCAGGGTGCTTTCCATCAGTACCGGCCACAGTGATGAGACAAGGACTATCCAGGCTATTGAGTACTATCCCGAACTCTATGACATGGATGTGACCAATCTTCCCGAAATCGAACGATACGATGACACAGTGGAACCGCCGAAAAACTTGATTCTCTCTACGGAAAAGTACTGTGAAGCAGACGGAACAATTACCAATCTTGTTCACGCTACATGGATAAATCCAAGGACGCCCAACCCCGTTGTCATGGAAGTTTCCAATGACAGGGAGAACTGGACGTATGAGAAGAAGTTTGTTTCCGGCGAAACCCAGTACACATTCACCGCCCTGTCTTTGCAGAACTATTATGTGCGCTTGTGTGCCGTGAACGATGTAGGTGTCAAGTCGGAATACTGCGCGAACAACATCTTAACCAACGGCACCGATGCCCTGCCGCCGGACGTAAAAACCATCAACGTGGAAAAGATGGCAAGCGGTCTCCGCCGTTATTGGTGGGACTTTGACTACCCATACCCGAACGACATCAAGGGGTTCAGAATCAAGTACACACAGGGAAGCGAACTGAACTGGGACGCAGGGATTCCCGTGCAGGAAGGCTTGATTGTAACTCAGCCCTATGAAACGCAGACCGTGAGACAGGGCACCCACGCCGTCATGATAAAAGCCGTGGATAACGCAGGGAATGAATCAAAGAACTTTGCTTACTGCATTCTTGATTTGGGCGACCTGCTTGAACAGAATGTTCTTGTGGAGACCGACTTCAAAGAAAACAACTGGGCAAGTCTGCTTGAGAACACCGGCAAAATAATGCATGACGGATACATTCATGCAGTCAACGATGTATATATGTGGCCCACACCAACGGGGTACAGGTGGTCAACTCCCGATGATTTTGCGTGGAAATCCAATTTCAAATCATACGAAATCATAACAAGAATGAAGGCACCGGCCACAGGGCAATTCTGGCTTGAGTATGACATAGACGGCCCGGCTATCGTGTATTACAGAAAAGACCTTGCGTCGCCCTTCTGGCGCAAAATTGATTACAACCGTGCTATCTGGCAAAAGGACAGTACGAACAACACCGTTTATCCAATTCAAAACGACTTGTGGAAACAGTATTCAGACCGCCTGTACGTAAACAAGAACGACTGGATTGAGATAAAAATTGTGGCATTGAATAATACATCGCAGGAAACTGTCATTAAATCCTTAAAGGCGTTTATTGATGTGCCGGACAGAAATGAACACTTTGAAGATTTACAGGTTCCTAAAGAGGGGATTGCACTTCCCATTGTTACCCCGAACTATAAGACAGTTGTTTGCCACCTTGATGCTATTCAAAGTAGTGGAAGTGCCGTGGGGCTTAAAATCCTTTCACGGACTCCGTGTGTAATCCAGCTTATTGATTTAAATGGTAATGCCGTTGCCGGTGTTGCCGATGTTTCTTGGCAGGGATATGAGGATGATACAGAATGAGTAATATCGAAGGATTTAAAGCGAATATTGAAGATTATCTTCACTTTTCTACGGAAGCAGGAGATAAGGGCACTAAAATTCAAGATTGGCAGGATTATCAGAGAAATGTAAATGCTACAATTCAAAATCTCATCAAGTCCTGCATTCTTTGGCAGCCTAACATGACTCTTTCTGCTGATAACGTGGTAAGAAGTCCGAACATGGTCGCCGGCACCTACGCAAGAGTGACTAAAGCAGGGACTACGGCGGTGGATGAACCTGTATGGACTGGCGTAGGGACTACCATCACCGATGGCACAGTTACCTACGTTATCTATCCGCAGATTATCGACTTTGCATCACAGGCGGAGGTAACCGCCGGAAAAGTAGACAATAAGATTGTCACACCGGCCATGCTGGGGCAAACCCTGCAGGTTGACCTTGCAAGCGAAAAGAGGGTAAACATCAACGAGGCCGGTAAATCAGTAACACCCGGCATTACCGGCATCCTTCCCGTGGCTCATGGTGGTACCGGCCTGGACCATCTGCCGTACACACCAAACGTACACGGAAGCGCATGGGATGGTACGCACTTCCCGGCTATCGGCTCTGATGGTGTGGCCGAAGTAGGCAACATCCTCGACTTCCACGAAAAGAGTGCTGATACTGCCGATTATTCCCTCCGTCTTGCTAGTTCAGGCGGTAAGCTCATGGTCAACGACACTGACATTATGAGCTATATCAACAACGTCAAATCGCAGGCGGGTGTGGTAGCGGGCAACGTCTCGAATGCTAATGCATGGTGGGTAAAGCTGGGCGGGACTATTCCGCTCATTATACAGGGT